TTCAGGAAGGTGTTCGGATCCGTGTCGATATCGAGTGGGATTGTAACCCACACGGTCTCGACCACTGTTCCTAGCATAAACGTGTTGGCCCCATTTGTTGAGGCAGGCGAGTTCGTCTCCATCAATACTATCCTTTCTATTGATTGGATCGTAGTGTAGCCTCTTTTGCTTCCAACACTGCAGCTCCGAATTCCATCGGAGATCTGTCGTGAAAAGAAAGCTAAAGTGGGCTATACCCGAACCGAGTTCTCTCGTTTTGGGTATGGTACGTCTCACCACTCGACTAAGCAGAGTTCGTATAGTCTGGGCAATGTGCCACTTTCCTCTCATATAAAAGAGGTCCGCGGTCGCATTCCAAGACATAACGTTCTCTGCACCCCAGTGTCGTAAGTTGTCAGGAGCTTCCGTTCGGGCATACACCGGGTTAACCGGAACGCCTTTATAGAAATCTCCACCACAAGATTCCCGGAAGTTTCCACTTCTGAAGGACTTGTTGACATTCACCTTTAGAGCGTAGCTCTCCAGGTACCTTACGACAACGTCCGTGTACTCTACGGGGACAATAATGTCGTCTCCATAGATATCGATCTTTCTGCTATAATCGCGGATAGATCTAGAGCTCGGACGCCTCCCATCGAGTTGGTGCATAGCTGACTGAATAAGGGTGTAAAACACCATTGCTTCAACAGGAAAGCATAAAGCTGATCCCATTGACGCATACTTAAACAGCACTATGTTCCTTCCGTTAGGAAGTACAGCATGTAAAGACCGCGCGTCCTCGAGATATTCGAGGAGCCCTGAGTTCTTAAAGATACGTTGAACAAGGTGCAGATGCACCCGATCCGACGCGTCTTTCAGGTCTAGCGTAGCTAGGCGTTTGTCGATACTGCTGAGGTAAGCGAGTCTCTGATTAACATCCTGACGCGAAAAGCGTATGGAATGTTTAGTCAGGCTATGAGTCTCCAGGACTTTATATACAAAGTCTTTAACGGACTGTTGCATATATTGTACATGTGAAGGCTCTATAGCAATGACTCGTGGCGCCGTGGCCGTCTTAGGTACGAAAACTACCCGGACCGGGAGTTCATCCCGGATACGAAGTAGTTCGGGTCCTTCGACAGCTGCGGTACCTTCTCCTTTGAGTCCAACCTCTGCGGCGTATCCATAATTGGGATAGCAGTGGAGG